TGTTGGACTATTTACATATGAGGTTTAATAACAATTCATTAATTGTTGTTATCAACCGGGGACGGTGATCGCCTAAGAAAAGGATCTTACCAAATCCTGGTTAATCACCAGGTAACCAATTATTAATACTGAAATGAAAAAACAAAACATACTTTTATTAAAAAAATTAATAACTGTAATGTTTGGATCTTATTCCAATATTGTAATTAGTTATATTAGGTTAATTAATAGGTTATGAAAGAATAATGGTTTCCAATTTATGATCCAGTACATGAAGTTTTCAAGACTCCATGTAACTAGGTATATATGTGGAAATCCATTATTTTCAAATAACAAATTAATTAGTCTTGACAAAGAAGGTTTTCCTATACACTTATCTTTCTTGAAACCCTTATGTAGGGGATCAATTACAGATAAGCGTGTAGCCATGACTCTTCTCCTACTAACTAGAGGTTTAAAGCCTTCTAAAATAGAAGATAAGAAAATCATGTTCAAAACTGAATCTATTAGTGACGATTTCTCCGGTAAATCACTTGGGTCGGTACCCTCATGATTTATCAAGAAATGAGTCACAGATAATAAATTCGTCTTGGAAAAACCTACATACTCACTTGATAATCATTACTTATCTATGAAAGGAGGGCCATCTGGAAAGTCAACTTGGGCTTCCCAGTGATCCCATCTTTTTTATAAACAAGATTTGATTATATCGATAATGAATGTTATGCGAGAGGGTTTTAAGGACCTCTTCCATACTCCCTTTTTAAAGAATATGGAACTATCTTATGGAAAAGATAGATGGCCTAACGGTAAATTATCAATTATTAAGGATCCAGAATGTAAAAGAAGAGTAATTGCTATGGTAGATTACCATACACAACTTGCTCTACGTCCTATACATGATGATTTACTTAAATTATTAAGCAAATTACCATGTGATAGAACATTTACTCAAGATCCTAAACACAAGTGGGTACATTCTAATGAATATTTCTATTCTTTAGATTTGTCGTCTGCGACAGATCGGTTCCCAATCAAGCTACAACAGAGATTATTATCTGAAATTTATCAAGATAATAACTTTGCTATAGCTTGGTCTAAATTACTGATTGACAGGGATTATAGGCATCCAGATGGGAAAACCAACTTGCGTTATGCAGTTGGCCAACCAATGGGTGCATATAGTTCCTGAGCAGCCTTCAC